ATTAAATTCAGCATCTTTCTGCGCTTGTGCCAAAAGATCTTGTTGCCTTCTGGCTTCGGCATTGGCTGATGCAAGGTTGTATACCATTGCGACAAGTCCGGCAATCCCTGCAACAATGGCAACAATAGGCAAAGCATTCATTGCTTTACCAAGTACATTTGTCGCAACCGATGCTGCTGTTGTTGCAACCGTTTGACCATTTGTAACAACGGTGTCCGCTTTCTTTGCTGCGCTGAACAATCCAAGTTTCGTTGCTGCTGCAATAAACGAAGCCTTGACCTCATTCATCGTGTCACCCAATGCGCCCAAACTTTGAAGCGCATCCGACATGGCAGCAAGTTCCTGAAGTTTAGCCATTGTTTGCATCGCACCCTCCGATTGAATACCGAACAACCCCATTGCTCCGGTCATCCCTGCAAAGGCATCTATTCCGACTTTTCCGGCTTTGGCTAATCCCGTGCCTAAATTTTCAACTGCCGTTCCTGCCGTACTTTTAACAATGGCTTGTGTGTCGGCAATTTGATCTTTTAATTCCCCGGCTTTGATTGCCATTTCCTGGAATCGAGGATCGGTTGATTCCATCGTTTGGAGTGCCTTCGTTAACTCACGAAGTTCTTGTTTTAAGTTTTGGGTTGCACCTTCGTAATTACCTACATTTCGAAAGTTATCACCAACTGTTTTGTCAATATGTTTCAGTTCCTTGTCCGCTTTTCGTGCTTCATTAGTTACCTCCATATATTGTTTTGCAAGTTTATCATAAGCAACAGATGTTTGAAGTCCATTTTTTTCCATTTCACGCATTTGCGCTCCCAGTTCTTTGGATTGGTTTTTTAGATCCCTTGTTGCTTTTTCCAGTTGCTTATATGCTGATGCTTGATCCCTTTCTGCTTTTGCTAACTTTTCACTGGATTTCGCTTGTCTTTCGGCTTCCGCATTCGCTGCTTTTGCTGCCTTCAATTCCTCCTGCTTTGCCTTGTTCAATAGGGCTTGAAGTTGTGCCTCCTGCTTTTCGAGTTCAATCTTTTCCCGTTTCAGTTGGTTCGCTTCCTGCGTAAACTTATTGAAATCCTTTTGACCTTTTGAACTATCTGTTTTGATTCCAGAAGCGGAACCCTTCATGAGCTTTGCCGATTCGGTCAATTCACTATTCAATGTTTGAATCTTTCCAATAGTTTGCTCAACCGATTCCCGAACCGTTGCAAATATATCCCCTTCAAAAAGGTCCTGCGATGTTATTTTCTTTGCCATTTTTATTTGTTTGCCTTATTATATTCACCCAAAAGTGTAAAATATTCCCTTGCCGTGATGCTTTTTGGATTGATCCAACTGCCTAACCACTTACTCATGTAAACCAATGCCTGATTCACCCCTATTCCGTTCCCTGCATTCGCCAAAATGCCCTCCAATTTTTGCACCTCAATCTCAATTTCAGTCAGTTTGAACCGATCACCCGTGATCACATAGTCAAGTTCCAACAATGCTTTCTTTTTCATTGCCGAATAAATCTTTTTTTGTACCGGACCAAGACCGAATTCAGCAAGGTATTCATCAAATATCAGTTCCCATGCCTTCATGTCATCCTCATTCGTGCCGTTTTCAGCCTTTCTAACGAAGTTTATTTCCCCTTCCATACATTTCATCCAATTATGCAAAGGAATATCATCTAATCCCGTGAAATAATTTGATGAGTTCACGGTTATATCTTTCCTTGAGTTCCTCGATAAGCTTCGTTTTGCTTTGCTCAGTAAGTCCAACAATGCCAATACCATATTCATTGAATAAATCTGTTGTTTCTCCGCTTTCATCTGTTTTAATTGCATCCGCATCAATCTCAATTTCCTTTCTAAATACCCGAATGATCATTGAATTGTAAAAATCACCGGTATCGTAAAGGGTGTAAGGGGTTCCGGCAGTCTTTGTCGGGTTGATCCACTCGGTAAACTCCGAATAAGTTCCGATAACCTCGTTATCCTCGTCAACACCTTCCGCATAAAGCTGATCCCATTTGATGTAATCCAAAATAATTTCCTGCAATTCCTTATCTGAAAAGATTTTCACCCATAGGTATTCAGGACCGACCGACCTCGACCGGTTCAACATTGCCCCTAATTGTGTACCCATCAAATCAATCATCAATCAAAGTTAAAAAAAAAGGGGGTGCGTTTTATGTCACCCCCCTCTTTTATTACTATGGTTGTTTATTCGGTTGCACCCTTCTTTGTCTTTTTAGGGTTGGCAATCTTCCATGCCTTTTTCACAATTTCCCCATTGATGTGTGCAAAGAATACCTTGCAATCCTCCAATGTTTGATCCTTCAAGTGATCAACGTGGAATTGTACCCTGCCAACTTGAATGAACTCCATTATACCGCAGTGAATGTTACTGATCCGGTGAATCCATCCTTATCAATTGACAATGTCAACGAATCACCCGTTGTTTGTGCAGCGAATGTGAACGTGTAATTGCCTGATCCTGGAGTTGTTTCCGCAGATGTTACCGCAACCGTACCGGCAGTTGTGTTGTTGTAAAGGTCGAAATCAGCCGATACAGCACCGCTGAATGCGATAAGGTTCAAAGCCGTTCCGTAATCCAATTTCAAATCAGCCGTGTAAGTTGTTGAAGCAATAACTCCATTCAAGAAGTTCACATCCGACAAACCTGAAAGATCGTTGAAGTCAACACCTGCCTCGGAAGCCGTGATCATGTACATAGTACCTTCGTCAAACAAACGATCGAAGTCGAATGCAACCATGATCTTCGAAGTTGTTGCATCCGTAGCAAACATGTACTTAGGATCGAAGGAAGGATTGTCAACCGGGATTGGATAAAGCGCATCATTCACTTTTGAACCTACCAAGTTGCCTGCCGTGTCAACGATGTACACACCGAAATCAACACAACGATTATTCTGTAGTTTGCTCAATAAAGTTGGTGATGAATCTTCAGCCCAAAGTTCACCGCTGAATGATCTTTTACCTTGACGAAGGAAAACCATTCGCCCTGAGTTTGCTTCCTCGAATTGTGAATCCGCTTTTGGTAATTCTACATTTTCGAACACCGGTAAAGGAAACCATCTTTTTGATGCATCAGCCTCATTCACCAAAGAATTCCACGTTGGAAGCGGTGAAGTAAGGTCGATGTAGTTTTTAATACCATCGTTCGCAGTAAGCGGAACCATGATAAGTTTTGTTGTTACCGATTGAATCGGTACGCAATTCGGTCTCCCCGTGTTGGAAAGTCCTGCATTGCAATTACATCCTATTGCCATTTTTTCTATTTTTTAGCATTTACAAATATTGTTTTTATACCTTGTCAATGTGAATCGCAGTTCCACCCCTGACAAATTAGCATCCAAAATGTTTTGAAAGAAGCCATTATCCTGCTCCGTTCCAAACCTTGAAAATTCAATCACCTCCCATTGGTCGATTGTCGCATAGTTCGAATCATTCTGTAAGGTCAAAAGGAACTCATTTGCGAGTTGTTCCATAGGCCACACCACTTGCTCCAAATGGTCCTCGGTATAGTAGTTCGTTGGATCCGTTTCATCCAAAAAGAAAAGCCGTAAATCAGCTTCATATTCCTTTGAACTTTCTCGACCAAATGCCGTGTATCGTACCGGACCGAGCAACCAAATGATTGGTGTCTTTTGTGTAAGGTCATTCGTTGAAATGGTCCATTCCCTATTCGTGGCTTTCTTTGTTCCGTGAATATAGAAGGGAGCCGGTAGTTCGTATGGTCCTGATCCGAATGTTCCTGCACCAACCGGGAGCGCATCGATGTAATAATCCTCTTCAACATTTATGATATTGAAAGTGAAATTGGTATCCAGGTTCTGGATTCGCTTTCCCTTTCTCGCCCATTTCGTTTGGCAAAACGTATTCTTTCCGATGTTGTTATCCACCTCGCCTACAATGACAAGGTTGATGTTGGAAACTATTTCACCAATATGTGAGGAAATCAAATCGATCATAACCAATAGTTAAACTGTTTTTGAATCCCGTTGAAGAGTGAATAATCACCCCCACTCACACCCATCACCCGGATTGTTGCATCGTTGTTGAATGCTTGTAAGGTCAATACATCGTTCACCGTGTAATTCTTACCGCCTTGTTTCACCGTTGCAAACAACGTGTAAATCCCGTTTTCTGGCATGTACTGAACATCGAAGGTTGCACCCGTTCCCGTTCCTCCCGTGACCGTTACATCATTCACATCCTCGGTCCATCCCGTGCCGTCAGTTAACACCTGAATTTTCAGGATCTCACCGTTGTCTATTGTACGATTCAAAGCAATATACGTTTGAATGGCTCGATA